ATGCTTCTTCACCACTTCCGCGGGATGGCGCGCGACGCGAAGCGTTACAAACCGATCTTTTGGGAGACAGTAGAGCGCGACACTTTAGAGCTGAAAATTCAAATCACGGGAGGCTCTTTTCAGCAGGTAGACCGCCCCGTCTACCCCGCTAATGATCCCTTCATGACGCGGATTACAGCCTCAATTGCGGGAATGTCATCCAAGCTAAAGGATGCGAAGGACAAGCTTGCCGGATGCTGAAAGGGGGAGTTTCCCCCTTATCGTTTTTTCCCCTTTGGTAGCTTGCTGCTGTTCTGCCGCGCCCACTTCTTCACGTCGACAGCAAACCAACGCTTCATTGCCTTCACGGTGCCGCAGGGCTGTAGCGGCTCCGGGAAGTCCGGCCTGATCGCCACGCGCTGCTCGACTGTCACATGCGAGAGCTTCAGGTACTCGCCGATCTCCTTGCTGGTCCACAGCTCATCATCAGGCGCAATCTTTGGGGCGCTGAGCTGCGCCACCAGGTCACGAAGCGCGGCGACCAGATCCTGGTCCACCGGCTGAACACTCTGCTCCATCTCCTACCTCCAGCTTTCCCGCGCCACGTTTTGCGGGTTGTTCATTTCGTGGCGCGAGACCATCGCCGCCACCTCATCCAGCAGGGCCTCGACGCCAGCGGCATAGCTCGCCGGCTTGGCCTCAGCCCCCTTCCTCAATCGCGCGATCACCTCTGCCGCTGCGCCTCGGTGCTCGATCATCCCGAGCATCGTGCTCAGCAGCTCGGCCGTTTCGATGCGACCCTGCCTGAACAGCACCTGGTCGATGCGCTGTCCGGCCGGTGCGACCCTGACCGGCAAGCCTTCCTCAGCCTCATCATCCCTCTGCGTGATCGCTTGTCGTTCTGACGGTGCTGGCTTTGCGTGCGCCCTCTGGCGTGCTGGTGCCGGCGGAATTCGCCTGGCACGATCAAGGGCCTGCCGCGCGAGTGTTCCGAGAGCCTTACCCACGGTGCACCTCCGGCTTGCGCTTGACGACCTTGCTGGTGCCGTCTCGGCTGTGCACGGTGAGTGCCGCTCGCGTCACCTTCGCTGCGCCGTCGGCGCCAATCTGGGTGACGGGTAGCCCGTACAGCGGGCCGCCAGGCGCGAGCGGGTCCGGCAGCGCGCCAGGATTCGCCTTGCCATAGGCAATCATCCGTTCAAGGACGCACTGGAACAGCCCGCCGCGCTTGAAGGTCTGCGCGCTGCGCCCGCTGAGCTGGGCTGCGCTTTCCTCGAGGCCTGCCACGAAGACCAGATAGTCCAGGGCTTCACCTGGGCCGGCTTCCGATACTTCGCCACGGTGCACAGGGTTCACGGAAAGGGCATCGCAGATTTTGGAGACGCCAATCGTTTCCTCGATGGCACCGCCGAGCAGAACCACCCAATGGCCGATCGCCGCGCGCGCTTCTCGCCGCGCTTCCCTGGAGCGTCGCGCCTGCTCGGTGAGCTCTGCGAGGCGTGACCTGGTGAACGGAAACCCGACGCTCAACACCTTCGCGTGGCTGCGTATCACCAGCCTGTCCAGCCGTTGCTCTTCGTCGTATTGGCGAGCGACGCGCCTGGCAATGAGGAGCTGAGTCAGCAGGGAGAGCCCCGGTCGCCGCCAGATGCTGATAAGGCGCTTCAGGTGCGTAGGCTTCATCAGCACAGCTCGCCCTCCACCACCTTGATGCGCAGCTCCAAGCCGCACGCTTTGGCTAGCGGAACCAGTTGCTCGACGGTGCTATCTCCGCTCTGCAGTGCCAGGCCGAGCTGCACCAGGCGGTCACCCAGGGCGGCAAATGGATTGCTGCTGACCAGCTCGAAGGTCTGCGCGCCGGCCGATACCGGAACGTGTGCGGTCAGGGTCATAGTACGAACCTCTCTTGCCGCGGCGCAGGGCTTGCGGCGGTTGGGGTGGCAGGCTTGGGGCACGAGACCACCAGGGTGGTGCCGCGCATTTCGATAGAGGGCTTGGCTTGGCGGCGTGCTTCGTCGCGCTGCATGAATGCCACATTGGCGATGCAGAACATGGCAATGAAGACCGCGCCGAGCAGCCAATGACAGAGCCAGTGCTGGCCATTGCTCATGGCTACGCCTCCGCGACCTGTGGCTGATGGTCCAGATCTGGGCCATGAATGCGCTGGTAGATCTCTTCGCGGTGGACCTCGGTGTCACGCGGGGCGGTCACGCCAATGCGCACCTGGTTGCCCTTGACGCCCAGCACCACGACCTCGATGTCGTCGCCGATCTTCAGCTTCTCGCCTACGCGCCTGGTCAAAATCAGCATGGTTCCTTCTCCTTGGCATGGGGCCGGCGCTGCCGGCCCTTCAGTGGTGGGCGTTACTTCACGCCGATGAACGGGAGCGGCGAGCCTTGCGCCATGTACTGCGGGAGCTTTCCGTCCCACTTCTCCACGGCGTTCAAGGTCACCACATCGGGGTTGGCTCGCAGGGCCTGCGCGCGGATCTCGATCGCCTTCGCGTCGGCTTGGGCCAGGGTCAGCTTGGCGTCGGCTTCGCCCTGGGCGCGGGCGCGCTCCTTGTCGGCCTCGGCCTTGGCCTGGGCGACCTCATTGCGGCGCTGCTCGGCCATCTGGGTCGCCTGGATCTTCGCGTTCAGGCTCTGGGTGACCTGTGGAGGCAGCACCAGGTCGGAGGCGTAGTAGATGCGCTCGACGTTGAGGCCAATGGGCGCCACCTGTTCGCGAACGCGCTTCTCGACGGCCAGCAGCAGGTCGCTCTTGCCGGCGCCGTAGACGCTTTCCACCGGCAGCTTCGACGCGATGTCGTTGAAGGCGTCGCGGACCATGTTGCGCAGGAACTTGTTGGTGATCTCGTCGATGCCGGCGCGGTACTTCTGGAAGAGCGCCGAGACTTTCTCGGGTGCGACCGAGTAGGTGATGCCGACATCGCCGCCGACCTTCATGCCCTCGATGGTCTGGAAGGTGATGGCGCTCTCGCCGCTCCAGGTCTCGGTCTGGGTGAAAGTGGGGAACAGGTACAGGTCTTCGTTCCAGCCCACCCAGTACCGGCCGGTGCCGACCTCTTTCAACTCAACGCCCTTCTCGGAGCCGTAGAGGTTGACGATGACGCCGACATTGCCGGCGGGCACCTTGGAGCAGGCCGTCAGGGCGGCGAGCATGCAGAGCAGTAGGGCGGTGGTGATCCGCTTCATTCGTGGTTCTCCGAGTTGGTGGTGGCGCGTTTTTCCGCGCATGCGCGGAATTTGAGGAAGAAGTGCAGGGCCAAGCAGCCAGAGCCGATCAGCCACACGGCCGGCACGATGAAGCCGAGGCCGGCCTGCAGGGTGTCCCTGCTGCTGACCAGGGCCGGCGCCACGCCGCCGAGAAGCACTGCGCTCGAGGCTGCGTAGAGCAGCGCGGCGATGCAGATCAGGAACAGGCGGCCAGGCCGAATCAGGGTGTTGCGCATGTCGTCTCCTTTCTCCGGGCAAGCCGATCCCCCTGCCGGGCTACTTGGCTTTCCGAAAATCTGTGGTAGGTGGTCACCGGACTGCGCTAGATCAGGAGCGCACGCCGCTGATCACGCGGCTATGAGTCCTGCTTCTTCGCTGCGGCGAGACGTCTGGCGCAACTCGCTCTTGCGCTCCGGCGGTCGACGGTCGCGGCGCATCGGGTCGTCATCGAGGATCGGGTGAATTGCGGCCATGCCGGCCAGCACCATCACGCAGGCCGGGGCAATGATCTGGCGGCGGAAGGCTTCCAGCACCAGGCCGCGAACGGTCTTGGCGCCCAGCTTGAAGCGCGCGTCATCGAGGCGCTTCTGGACGGTGCCCGGGGAAATACCCATCACCCGCGCGATCTCCTTCGCGCTCATCTCGTCGGCGGCGAGCAAGGTCGCCTCCAGCTCACGGGGCGCGAGGCCCATGCCGAGAGTGCCTTTCCATTTGCCGGTGTTGATGGTTTCCATGTGTGTTTACCTCTTGGTGTTGGCGCAAGATTACCAAGTGGTAAATTGCGGTCAATACCTTTTGGTAAATATTTTGGGCAAAAAAAAGCCCGGCGCTGTGCCGGGCTGTTCTTTCGCACGCCTATTCCAGGTCTGTCACCAGAGGACAGAGGACCAGAACACGCGGCCTATGATCTCGATGGACTCAAGTTCACGGTCTTCATCGCTGTACTCATCGCGGTTATAGCTGCGTAGGCGGACCATTCCGCCAGGCAGGCGGTAGAGGGTCTTAACCCTCAGCATCCCGTTATCCTTCAGGGCATAGACCTTGCCGTCCACAATGTTGGTTGCACCGCGATCTACGCCGACCGTTGAGCCGTCCGGCAGGATCGGCTCCATGCTGTTGCCTCGAACCACGACGCACACTGCATTCTCTGGCTGAACGCCTTTCCTGCGGAGCGTGTACTTGCCGAACCGGAGTTTCCAGCGCGACGTCTCCTCGATATAGGTCTTCCCGGACCCAGCTGCCAGCTCTACTTCCCTCAAGAACGGCACTTCCACCTCATCTTCTTCCACCGGGGTGTCGTCATCCCAGACGCTGATCATGCCCACGTACTCGGCGTTTGGAGTGACTGCTGGGATGAGCGCAGGGACCTCCCTGATGCCGCCGGAATCCGTGAGCTCAAGCACCGTGGTGTTGATCGGCATGTCCAGCCAACCATCCTCCAGGCCCAGCTTTCGTTCCAGGTTACGCGCAAGTTTCTCGCCCACGTTGCGGCGATGGGCTGGGTTGCTGGTGAAGATGCGCGAAAGGTAGGAGGACGAAACCTCTGCCTCCAGAGAGAACTTGGCTGCAGACCCGCCGAATCTCTCGCTTATCAGCTGCTTCAGGCGCAGCCGCCGAATGTCGTGTATGTCCATGCGCCCATTACACCATTTGTTTCCCAAGAGGGAAATTACCTTGACTTGGTACATTTGCTTGGTAAACATCTCAGGCAAGTGAACCAATTGGTAAATTCCATGGACCTGCCGACGTACATGCAGAGCCTTCCGAGAGGTGGCAAAAAGCGCCTTGCCATTGTTCTTGGGGTCGCTCCTTCCTACCTGTCCCGCCTGATCTCCGGCGACCGCTCCATCACCGCGGAGCGCGCAATTAAGGTCGAGCAGGCCACTGGTGGCGCCGTTACTCGCTTCGAGCTCAGGCCGGACATCGATTGGATCGGTCTGCCGGCTGGCAGCGTTGCCCCCGACCTTGAGCAAATCGTAGCCGCATCGGGCGGAATGGTGCAGGGCGTTGGTAGTGCTGTGCAGGCATCCAGTGCCGGGAGCGCAGCTTGAGCATCCGGCTTTCGCGCGCCGGATCGAAAGCCCTTTGCGAAATTGGGTGCTCCCAAAACACTTTTCTACCGGATGTTCCAGCGCGGCGCCTTGGACGGGGCGTTCATCACTTGGCCCTTTTGAGGGCCTTCGTTTGCACCGCAGCTTGGGATATTTCTAATAGGGTGCAGCCTGCCTGCATCGACCAATTGCAGGAAAACCAGGGGCTTGCACCTTGAAAAAGTCTGATACGCGCACCTGCGCTCCTCTCTCTCAGCCGCCCTGATTCCAGGGGGTTGCACTTTTGTTGACCCGTGGATGATGGGGACATACCCCTGACACGCGGCAACAAAAAAGCCCGCTTGGCGGCGGGCTTCTTCAACACATCACCCGTTGGCGCGGGTGACTTAACTCGAATCGTCTGTGGAGGACGAGGAATTGACTCATCCCGAAAATACCCCAGCACCACCCGAGACGCAAGAGCTGCACACTGCTATGGACGTCACAAACGACGTCCTGGCGGTCTTGGATTCTGTGCCGCACGAGCCATCAGAGCAGCGCACCGCTCTGGAGGTCGCCGAGGACCTCCTGGAGTGTATGGAGGCAGAGATCGCCCAGATCATGGAGCTGCGCGCCATCCTCGTCTCTGTCTGGCGCGACCCTGAAGCGACAGCGCACATCAAGAGCATCACCGGCGCCGGCATCAACGCTAGCCACTTCGTGAGTAAGGGGCTCGAAGTGATGGCGCTCATGTTCAAGGAGGAGCTGGCCGCGCTCGAGCAGCCCGAGCTGGCCACGGGCCTTGCCGATGGCCAAGGGGGTGCCGTATGAGCGCCAAGCGATTTGTTCGAGTGACGCCTGCGCAGTATCAGCACCTTTCCGACCTGGCCCGCGAGAAGCGCACCTGTCTGGAGCTCGTGGCATCCAGCGAGATCGGCGGCGCCTTCGGCACGTTCGATTGCATGGTTGGCGACGTGTTCCTCAATGCCTCTGATGACAGTCGTTGGATGGGTGAACGGATCATCATCAAGCTGGCGATCGACATCGATTTGGACCGCTTCCGCGAAACCACTCGGCCCGAGATCGACTGGTCGGCGTTGGCCGATGACGAAATCCACCTGTTTGTTCTGCAGCACGAACTCGGCCACCGCGTCGACAACTACTGCACCTACGACATGCCGGCTCGGGAGCTGCCTGATGAGGTCTCTGAGAAGTGCAGGCGCTACGTGCGTTGGGCGAACGAGATCCTCGCTGACCGCTACGCCTGGAACATGGTTCGCCCTGGCGAGCCGATGCCGATCGGCGAGCATGGCCGGAAGAATGCCGAGCTGATCGCTGAGACTCTGGCCTTCCTGGATCAGCACATCCCGCGCCGGCCGCACGCGCCACTCCCCATTGATCAAGGCCGGTACTCCTGCGTCCCCACTCGAATGTTGGCCAGCGACATCCTCGCGGCCTATGTGGGCCCGGAGGTGCATCCCAGCAAGATCGCTAGGGCGAAGGAGATGGTTGAGCGCACGCGCGAGCGCCTTGGCCTGCCCATCCCGGCGCCTCTGTTCGAGGCTGGCCCCGGCGACATCATCCTCACCAACCTTCCCGAGAGGGCTGCGGCATGACCGACCTGACCATCACCGGCGGCCAGGCCGCCACCATGACCAGTCTGGAGCTGGTCGACTTCATCAACTCCCACCGCAAGCAGCAGGCCGAGCAGGCTGGGCAGCCGTTTGCCTCGAGCGACTTCCCGGAGCTGCTGCACAAGAACTTCCTGGCAAAGGTGCCGGAGGTCCTGGGAGAAAGATCGGCTGAGTTTTCAGCCGATCTCCCCGACAACTACGGCAGGCCCCGCCGCGGCTACCGCTTCCCGAAGCGCGAGTCTTGCCTGATGGCCATGTCCTACAGCTACGACCTGCAGGCCGCGGTCTTCGACCACATGACGGCGCTGGAGGAGAAGTTGGCCAAGCCGCTGACCGCCGCCGAGCAGCTGCTGGCCAGCGTGCAACTCACCGTCGACCTGGAGCGCCGCCAGCGGCAAACCGAACACCAGGTCGCTGCCCTGGCCGAATCCGTCGGCGACATGGACCGCGCGCACCCGCTGCTCGACTCGATCCCGAACGGCATGGAGAGCATCACCGCCATCCGCCAGCGGATCGGCAAGCAGTACGGGCTCCCACCCAGGGTGATCGACGCCGTGGTTCGCGAGATGCCCCACAGCCCGCGCCCCTTCGCCATGGTCCGCAGCAAGCACGAGGAGCTGAACGCACGTCCTTTCGCTGTCTGGGCCAAGGCCGAGATCAGCCGGGTGTTCGAGCGCTTCGCCAGGGGCTGCACCTTCGTGACCCAGCACCGCGCGGTTCACCCTGACTTCGGAGCCGGCCAGGAGCGCTTCCAGATGCGCGGCTCGCCGGAAGATATGAGCAGTTCTGCTCACATCCCCTCGATCCATGGCCGGGAGGGACAGCCATGAGTCCGCGCCCTTTGCATCCAGGTCTGATCACCACCAATCCCAACGGCCAGCCGGTGATCGCCGGCCCGTGGCCTTCCTACCGCCAATTCCGCGAACTACCCGAGCGTGAGCGCTGGGTGCTGTACGTCCACGCCAAGGCCTGCCGCGCCGCGCTCGAAGACCAGGGCTTCGTCATGGCCGAGGCCTATGACGACTTCGTGAAGCGGGTAACCGAGGAGCTCGACGTATGAAGCTCAAACCGACCTTTGAAACCGACGTGTACATCTCCGATGGCGGGTACTTCGCCATCCGGCAGGAGAACTAGATGGGGGAGGAGGACACCGTCATTCTCTCGCCCGAGCAGCTGCGCGCCGTGATGGCATACGCCCGCGCCCAGTTGCGCACCTCGAAGACCTGGTGGAACGCGGAGGAGGCCGACTGATGGCTCGCTCCCGCAACATCAAACCTTCGTTCTTCAAGAACGAGGACCTGGCCGACCTGCCGCCATTCGACCGCCTGCTGTTCATCGGTCTGTGGTGCCTGGCCGACCGCGAGGGGCGGCTGGAGGACCGGCCGCGCCGGATCAAGATCGAACTGTTCCCGGGCGACACGTATGACGTGGAGATCGGCCTCGGAAATCTGGAGGGGAAGGGCTTCATCGAGCGCTACGAGGTGTTCGGCTTCTCGGTCATCTCGCTTCCGAAATTCACCCGCCACCAGTCGCCGCACAGCACCGAGAAGGACAGCGAGCTACCAGACTGTAACGGTTATCTAACCGTAAATGAGCGTCAGCGCGGCAAGGTTCTTCCCGGTAAGCAACGGTATGTGCATGCGGAAACCGGCTTCACCCTGGAGGCAAATAACGGTGAAGTAACCGTTAAGGCACAAGAGCAGCCTGAGCCGCCAACGGTGGATGCACCAACCCATAACGCCCTGATTCCTGATTCTCTGATTCCTGATTCTCTGATTCCTGATTACCTGAATCCTGAAGAAGAGCAAAAGCCTCTTGGTGCTTCTGCCGAAGCACCGGCCAGCGATCAGGGCGGTCAGCAAGCAGGCAAGCCAGCGAAGTACTCCGACGACTTCGAGTCGTTCTGGCGTGAGTACCCAAAGCGCGACCGCTCCGCATCCAAGCCGGACGCCTGGAAGGCCTGGGGGGCTCGCCTGAAGGAGGGCGTCTCCCCGCAGGACCTCATCCGCGCGGCTGCCAACTACCGCACCGACCAGTTCGCCAAGGGCAAGGTCGGTACCGAGTTCGTGAAGCTCCCGGCCACCTTCCTCGGCAAGGGCGAGCACTGGAAGCCGTACTCGGGCCCTCAGCCAGAAGCCCAGGCCGCGGCCCAGCAGAGCGCCGTCCTCTCGGTTCCTACCCATTCGCAGGAGATGTACCCCGATGACAAATTCTAAGTTCCGTCCTGCTCCGCGAATCGCCGAGCAGCATGAGGTCTGCTGCCGCGCTGGCCGTGGCCACAAGAACTACGACGAGCAGATGGTCGAACTGTTCGCCGGCGGCTGGTACCGCACCGAGTGCCCGGCTTGCCAGTGGGAGATGCTGTACAACAAGCCCAGGGAAGACGAGCTTCGGCAGGCTGCCGAGAAGGTGGTCGCCGAGCGGCAACTGAGCGAGGACCTGATCGCCACTGGCATCACCCCGCGATTCCGCAGCTGCACTTTCGACAACTTCCTCACCGATGGCGGCGATGCAGGCAAGACTCGTGCGTTGAGCATCTGCCGCGGCTACGCCGAGAAGTTCGCGGAGAACTATCGCCAGGGCCGCGCGCTGATGCTGCTGGGGGAGATCGGCAACGGCAAGACGCACCTGGCCTGCGCGATCCTGCAGCACATCGTCCGCGAGGAGCAGGCCACGGGCTTGATCGTCACCGCCGAGGCGATCATCCAGGGGGTGACCGACAGCTTCCGGCAGAACGCCAGCCACACCAAATCTCAGCTGCTCCAGGAGCTGGCCGAGGTGGACCTGCTGGTGATCGACGAAGTGGGTATGCACACCCCTCGCCAGGGCCGCGACTTCGCCCCCGGCCTGCTGCACGAGGTGATCGACCGCCGGTACCAACTGGTGCTGCCCACCGTGCTGGTGAGCAACCAGACGCGCGAGCGCCTGCCCGAGTTCATTGGTCCGCGTGCTGCTGACCGACTGCGGGAGAACGGCGGCCTGCTGGCCCCGTTCACCTGGCGGTCTGCTCGCGTCGGAGGTGCCGCATGATGGACCGCTATCCCGACGAACATCTCTTCGAGACCGTCGTGGACGAATCCAAACTGCACAGCCACGAATCCGAGTACGCCGTGATCGGGTCGATGATCAAGCAGCCCGAGCTGGTTGATGACCTCAGTGGCCAACTGGTGGTCTCGGATTTCCACCACCCGGCCTGCGCTGAGCTGTTCGAGCTGCTGGTGGCCATGCATAGCCAGGGCCGCGCGATCGACATCGTGACGCTGTACGAGGCCCGATCGCACTTGGCCGATGGGCAGAACGTCCTCCAGGTGGCGGCGAAGCTGGCGGATAACACCCCCAGCACAGCCAACGCGGGCGCTTACGCCAGGACGGTCAAGCAGCGCTCGGTAGCGCGCCGCGTGATCGCCGCCGCGCAGGTCATGAGCCAGCGCCTGATGGACGGCGAGTCCCTGGATGAAGTCCTGAGCCAGGGCCAGCAGGCATGGCTTGCGCTGGAGGCAGAAGGGACCGACAGCCGGAAGAAGTACCGCTTCATCCGCGACGTGCTTCCCGAGGCTGTGGATGGCATCGACAGGCGCTTCAATCGCCAGGTGAGCCTTGGCTATGACACCGGCCTGCCATCGTTGGACGAGTTCATCCCCGGCATCTGCCCTGGCCACATGGTGGTGGTCGCCGGCGAGCCCGGCAGTGGGAAGACCACCCTGGGCCTCGGACTGGCCGAGCGGGTGGCGTTGCACAGCGGTGACGTCGCGTTGGTCTTCAGCCTGGAGATGACCGATGTGGAGCTGACCAACCGGGCTCTTGCCTCGGTGGGCAGCGTGCCGCTCAAGCACATCAGCGAAGGCCATTCGATGCGTGACTCTGACTGGCCGGGTCTGACCTGCGCGGTAGCGAAGCTCAACGATGCCCCGCTGATTCTGTGCGATGACGCCTCCCTGACCCTGCGCGAGATCCGCCAGATCTGCCGCACCGTGAAGCGCGAGCATGGCCTGGGGATGGTGGCGGTGGACTACATCGGGCTGATCAAAGGCGAGCAGAAGAACGCCAGCCGCTACGACGTGGTGACCGAGATCAGCAAGGGAATGAAGCGCCTGGCCAAGGAACTCGGCGTGCCGGTGGTGGTGCTGGCCCAGCTCAACCGCGGACCCAAGGCGCGCGCGAACAAGCGCCCCACCAAGAGCGACCTGCGCGACTCCGGCCAGATCGAGGCCGACGCCGATGTGGTGGTGCTGGTCCACCGCGACAACGACAGCCCGGCGGGGCAGGCCGGCGTCACTGAACTGATCGTCGACAAGAACCGCCACGGCCCCACCGGCATTGCCCACGTCCAGCACCAGGGGCACTTCCATCGGTTCGTTGAGCTGGCCGGCGGTTACATGCCCAGCGATGAGGAGGTGGAGTCGAATCGACCGTACAAGAGCCGCCAGTACGGCAAGGGGAAAGCAGCATGAGCCAATTGAAACCTGGCGATATTGCGCTTGTTGTCGGAGGCGATCTGCTTCTCGGCTGCGAGGTCGAGCTGATTAAGTGGGTTGAGCCAGGGCGCACGTGGGCGGTGATTCGTGGGGTTGAGTACTTCCTCGACCCGACGGAGCCTGCCGGCGGCTGGCATGTACGGAACGCGACAGACACGGGGATCAAAGACCCACGCCACCTGATGCCCCTGCGCGGGAATTTTCAGCCGGAACAGCAGAGTGTCCGGGAGGTGCAGGCATGACTGCCTCGACCGTCTACGTCCGCTTCAGCGACGCGGAGATTCGCCGGCAGGCCCAGGGCACCGCGAAGACGCTGCGCGACGCCCGTTACCCGGCGCTGCGCTTCCGCTTCCACCAGGATCGCGCCCGCGGCTCGTGGCACGTCGTGGTCGGCGGCGTCTGGGGGAAGGCTGGGAGCTATCCCGACCTGCAGGCCGGCGCCATGATCGACGTACTGCCCCAACTGGTGGCTCGCCGCACGGCAGAGCCCGATGGTGCCTCCACGGCGCAGGGGTTCACCACCGTGGGCCAGGTGCTGGAGTGGCAACTGGAGCGGCAACTGACCAACCGTGCGCTGTCGGCCAAGCGCAAGGCCTCGGTGAAGTCGATGATCCGCCGGCACCTGCTGCCGCGCCTGGTCGACCTTCCGGTGTATGCGGCCACCAAGGCTGTGCTGGACCGCGTGCTGTTCTGGCCCCTGCAGGAGCAGTTCTCACCGGGCTACGTCCGCCAGGCCTACGGCATCCTCATGGGATCGATGCGGCAGGCCCACCGGCTGGAGCTGATCCTCAGCAACCCGATGGGGTCGATGCGCTTCACCGACTTCGTGCGCGGCAAGATCCCGCCGAAGCCTGCTGGTCTCCGCCCGGATGGCACAGCCCAACTCCTTGGCCAACTCGCCGAGCATTACGGGAAGGCCCCTGCGGAGGCTCTGGTGGCCCTGCTGATGCTTTGCCATGGCACCCGGCTCGGTGAGACCCGCTCGGCTCGCTGGCGTGACTTCTGGCTGGAGGAAGGGCTGTGGACGATCCCAGCGCGAGACACGAAGACCCGCAGCGAGCACCAGCTACCGCTTACCCGCCAGGTGCTGGCCTTGCTCCGCGCCCACCGTGAGTACCAGCAGCGCCGCGGGATCACCTCGGTGTTCCTGTTCCCCGGTGCCCGGGGCAAGCCGATCTCAGCCAGCCAGGCGACGGTGCTGTTCACGGCCATCTCCGGCGGCGAGTGGAGCAGTCACGACCTGCGCAAGCTGGCCCGCACGTCCTGGACGGAGCTGGGTGTGGATCACCTGATCGGGGAGATGCTGCTGAACCACGTGATGAAAGGGGTAACAGCGGCCTACATCCAGACCCAGGCACGCGAGCGTAAGCAGGCAGCCCTGCAGCTGTGGCACGACCACCTCGACACCCTCGGTTTCCAGCGCATCCACGGTGAGACAGAGCCGGGACGCGCTCCCACCGACACCCTCACGCAAGCCAGCAGCGCCGCCGCTGCCAGCACTTTTTAGGTTCTCGAAAGATGGATGAACCAATGACCAATTCAAAGACCATGACGGCGCTGGAGCGGGAGTTCCTGAAGGTGGCCGCCAGTGAGTTTTGCAAGATGAAGGCCTGCGCCCCGAGCGCGCTGGCAAACCTGATCCGCCTCATCGTGGCCTGGCACGGATCGCCGGCCGCGCTCAGCCTGCACGCCTTCGGGCGCCGCTGGCTGCTGGAGGGCAACGCCGAGGGCGCCGCCGCAGAGACCCTGCTGCGCGACCTGTTCGGCCTGAACAATTCGAAGGGTGAAGAATGACCAGACCACGCACCTACACCGACAAGCCCCTGGGCGATACCGAGTACCTGCTGGAGCAGTGGGGTTTTTGGCGAATGGATGGGATGGGAGTTCCCGGCTACGTCTCGCCTGCTGCCGCTCTCATGACTCAGGCCATGCCCATGTCGAGCCCCAAGGCGTACCGCATCACCGACGAGGTCGCTGTGGCTATCGACCGCATCCTGGCCAAGCTCATTTCGCGCGCTCCCCGGGCAGGTGACTTCGTGTGGTTCTACTTCGGCGCCAAGTGGCCGGCCCATAGGATCGCGCGCCAGTACGAGATCGGCGAAGCCAAGGTGCGAGAGGAACTGAAGCTCGCCGTCGGCTGGATCGACTGCGCCCTGGAGCAGCTGCGCGAGTCCGTCTGAAGAAATAGTTTTACGCGCGGAATGAAGGGTGTTTTCATGCCAGCGTGAACTGCTGTGAACGCAGCGAGACGCTTTGAGAAACCCGGCCACCGCGCCGGGTTTTTCATTTTAGGACGGGAATCCCGCAGTGCGAGCCGCGATCTGTACACCAAGCGCCAAGGCTTCAGTGGTGATTGATCGAAGAATCTCTTTTCCTCCCGACTTGGTAGCTTGCGCAAGGCGCTGGCCGATCGGGTCTCTTTGGGTAAGGTTTTCGGGAACGGCATTCAGGACTTCGAGCCCCTTGGCTGTAAGCCGTGAGCGATCAAAAAAAGTTCGAACCTCAGGTCTGTAGCCATCAGGCAGCTTGCCGGATGTGAGGTAACCGGAATCAATCAGCCACTGGACGGTGTGGCCGAAGATGACTTCATCCTTGGATATCGGAGTGGCACCAGTCGTCACTCCATTCCAACTGTCATATTCCCCCTCAAAATGTTCCATGATCCCGAACATCGCAGGTCGGAGTAGGACGGGAATCGGGAAGTTTTCATACAGATGGGCAAATACTTCCCCAGTCACTTCATTGAATTGATCAATGTTTGTTTCTGACATTTTCGCTCCTGCAGCGAGTCCCCTCTGAGTCAACTGTTCATCACCATCAGCGTCTCCGCAAGGGGATTCCTAAAGTTCCGTGGTTCTCGAATATCACGGGTTTCCAAATGAGCCCCGCAGAGGGGATAACGAGATGGCCAACATGCCCGACAAACCGGAGACGTGGGCGCTTGTGCTTGCTTGGTTGAGCCAGCACTCGCCCGTGCTGTACGCCGGCGCTCTGTCATTCCTGGTTGCACTGATCCGGGTTATCTACGGCGGCGGCACTCGTCGCCAGGCGCTGCTGGAAGCTGCGCTCTGCACACTGATCACCCTGGGACTGATCCCGGTTCTGGAATGGTCCGGATTGCCATCGAACATGGCCACCGCCGCTGGGGTATTCACTGGCTTCCTGGGCGTGAAGAAGCTGGCTGACATCGCTGACCGCTTTGCCGAGTGGAAGCTGCCCAGACGGGAGAGCTGAGGTATGGCACGGCTGAAGACGCTGCGCCCGAAGCTAGCAGAGCAGCGGCCACGGCTCGCGACTGTCGCGCCTGGGTCCTGGCGTGCCGGTCTCACCTCCAGTCAGCGTGGTTACGACTACCGATGGCAGAAGGCGCGCGAGGCGTACCTGCTCGATCACCCGCTGTGCGTCTACTGCCTGCGCAAGGGCATGACCTCGGCAGCCTGCGTCGTCGACCACATCGAGGCGCACCACGGTAACCAGGAGCTCTTCTGGGATCGTGAGAACTGGCAGTCGCTCTGCAAGCCCTGTCACGACTCGGACAAGCAGCGCGAGGAAGCGGCGGCCCGAGCCGGTCGCTGATCCGCCCCAGGGTAGGGGGGGATCGAATTATGGCGATTGGCGCTCAGCTAGACCGCCTCCGATCCCATTCGCACATTTTTTCCACCCCCAAGGTTTTTTGTTAATGGCGTTAACAGACAAACAGCGACAGTTTGTTGACGCAAAGGCCCGAGGTGCGTCCAACAAAGAAGCGGCCGAAGCCGCTGGCTGCGTGGGTTCGAGTGCTGCGGCGGCGGGGTCTCGCTGGGGCAAAGATCCGAAGATCATCGCGGCGATCGAGGCGTTAAAAGCCGAGCTGAATGTTAAAGGCAAGGCACGATCGGCGAAGTCTTCGAAGCCACCCCGCGACGACGTCGATGATCTGCCCGAGGTCGACGAATCCGACGGCGAATTCCTCACCTGCCTGCCGGACACGGATGATCCTCTGGAGTGGCTGCTGGCTCTGATGAATGAGCCGCGCGCCAAGGTCTTCGATCGGCGCAATGCTGCCCAGACCGCCATGCCCTATGTGCACGGCAAGAAGGGCGAACAGGGCAAGAAAGAAGCGAAGCAGGAGGCGGCGAAGGAGGCCGGGGCGGGTAAGTACAAACAGAGCAAACCGCCGCTCAAAGTCGTGAAGGGTTAACCCATGCTCTGGACAACTGCCTGCCCCGAATGGTGGCAGCGCCTGAGTGCGGGCGAATCGCTCATCCCGCCGCCGCTCTTCCCGGCTGAGGCCGAGGAAGGGCTTGAGGTCTTCCGATCGCTGAAGCTGGTCGATGTACCAGGTAGCCCAACCATCGAGGCGGCTTGCGCCCCCTGGGTGCTCGAATTCGCCGGGGCAATCTTCGGCAGCTACAACAGCGAGACCGGCCAGCGTCTGATCACGGAGTACTTCCTCTGCATCCCGAAGAAGAACTCGAAGTCGACTATCGCCGCCGCGATCATGCTGACTGCGCTGATCCGCAATTGGCGGCTTGAGGCTGAGTTCATCATCCTCGCGCCGACCAAGGAGATCGCGGACAACAGCTTCAAGCCAGCGGCGGCGATGGTGAAGCACGACGACGAACTGTCGGCGCTGCTCCATGTGCAGCCGCACATGCGGCTGATCACCCATCGCGAGACTGGGGCCACCCTGAAGGTGGTCGCCGCTGATAGTGACGTGGTGGGCGGGAAGAAGGCCGTCGGCGTGTTGATCGACGAGGCTTGGCTGTTTGGCAAGAACCCCAAGGCGCCGGACATGATCCGGGAAGCCACGGGCGGTCTGCTGTCGCGTCCAGAAGGTTTCATCATCTGGCTGACGACCCAGTCCAACGAACCGCCTGCAGGTGTCTTCAAGTCGAAGCTGACCTACGCCCGCGGTGTCCGCGACGGGCACATCGAGGACAACCGGTTCTTGCCGGTCATCTACGAGTTCCCGCCGGAGATGATCAAGAGCGGGGAGGCGCGGCGTCCGGAGAACTTCCACCTGGTGAACCCGAACATGGGGTTCTCGGTTGACCGGCCAACGCTCGAGCGCCTGTTCATGCAGGCCGAGATGGACGGCGAGGCCGAGGTGCGAGGCTTCCTCGCCAAATTCCTCAACATCGAGATCGGCCTGGCGCTGATGTCGGACAGCTGGGTCGGTGCCGCATTCTGGGAGCCTCAGGCGTCGCCGGGCATGGCGCTGGATGATCTGCTGGCGCGCTGCGAGGTGATCGTGGCCGGTGTCGATGGCGGCGGCCTGGATGACTTGCTGGGGCTGGCCATCATGGGGCGCGAGCGTGACGCACGCACCTGGCTGCACTGGTCGCACGCCTGGGCGCACCCCTCAGTCCTGGAGCGCCGCAAGTCGGAAGCGCCGCGCCTGCGTGACCTGGAAGCGGCCGGCGACCTGACGATTGTCGAGAAGATCGGCGACGACGTGGAGCAGCTGGCCAGGTACATCGCGCGAGTCAATGACGTTGGACTGCTCGACAAGGTCGGGCTCGACCCGGCCGGCATCGGCGCGGTGCTCGATGCCTTGCTGGAGGCTGGAGTCGAGGAAGACCAGACCATCGGCATCTCCCAGGGCTGGAAGCTCACCGGAGCAATCAAGACAACCGAGCGGAAGCTGGCCGAGGGGGTGCTGCTGCACTGCGGTCAGCCGCTGATGGCCTGGGCCTGCGGCAACGCGAAGGGCGTGCCGTCGGCGAACGCCTTCCTGATCACCAAGCAAGCGTCCGGCACCGCGAAGATCGACCCGCTGATGGCCACCTTCAACGCGGTGACGTTGCTGTCCCTCAACCCTGAGGCGCGTGGCGGCATGGACGACTACCTCGACAACGGTTTCTTCGGACTCATCGGCTCATGACCTCACGTTGGTACAACCCCAAAACCTGGCGGATGTTCGGGTACACCGACCCTGCCACTGGCAACTATGTCGAAGTCGACATGGAGATCGGCGGCAAGAGCACCAAGTCTGGCGTCCGGGTGACAACCAAGACCGCTCTGTCGATCAGCATGGTCTGGTCCTGCGTCAAGATTCTCTCGGAGTCGCTGGCTGGCCTGCCGCTGAAGCTCTACGAGGATTCGGATGGCGACACCCCGCGCAAGCAGGTGCCGCGCAAGGACGGGGCTCAGAAGCTCCTGCGCAAGCCAAACCCGTTCATGACGAGGCTGAACTTCTTGAAGTTCGTAGTCGTGAACATGGCACTGAAGGGCAACGCCTTCGCGTTGATCGAACGCAACAGGAATGGCGACCCGATCGGCCTGGTGCCCTTGGCATGCGACTCGGTGACCATCGATACCGACGACGACCTGCTGTATTGGGTGCAGCCGAAGAACGGCGATCGGTTCCCGGTGTCGCCGGAGAACATGCTGCACTTCAAGATCTTCAGCCTTGACGGAATCGTCGGGCTGTCGCCGCTTGAATATCAGGCCGAGACCATGGGCCTCGCCAAGGCAGGCCAGCAGTGGTCGGCGCGCTTCATGCGCAAGGGCGGCTTCACCGGCGGCTATGTCATCTACAAGGATTTCCTGACCCAGAAACAGCAGGCCCAGATCCTGGCGAAGTTCCCGGACGTCCGAGAGGGAGACGTCGACGACCTCGGCAAGATGGGGATTCTGCAGGGCGGGCCGACCATCGTCCCCGCCGGCATTAGCCAGAAGGACGCCCAGTTCATCGAGTCCCAGCAATTCCAGGAGGAAGCGCTGGCGGGCATTTATGGCGTGCCCCTCTGGCTGGCCAACCGCGCCGGCAAGACTTCGATCATGGGCTCCAACCTGGAGCAGCAGCTGATCGGCTTCGTCACCTTTGGCCTGAAGCCATACATCGACGCGGTCGAGGATGAATTCAACGACAAGCTCTACGGCGGCTCGCCGCGCTTCGTCGAGTTCGCGGTCGAGGGCTTGCTGCGCGCTGACAGCGCCGGGCGGTCTGCGTATTACACCGCCGCCCTGGGCGGCTCCGGTGGTTCGGGCTGGATGCACGTCAACGAAGTGCGCGCCAAGGAGAACCTGCCGCCGCTCGCTGACGACAAGTACAACCAGGTCACCCGTTGGGAGATGCAGACCAATGCTCAGCAAACTTGATTGCCCCTTTGAGGTGAAGGCCGCCGACGAGGCGGGCAACTTCGAGGGCTACGCCGCAGTGTTCGACAACGTCGATCTGGGCGATGACGTGATCCTCAAGGGAGCCTTCACCCGCGTGAAGACCGCCCGCAACGGCCGGCTGAAGCTGGCCCTCTACCACGACCTGACGCGCCTTGTCGGCAACTCGGAGTTCACCCAGGACGAGCGAGGCCTGTACCTCAAGGGCCGGGTGAATCTCGCGGTCAGCTATGCGCGCGACGCCTACGAGCTGATGAAGGACGGTTCGCTCGACAGCATGTCCATCGGCTTCAACACCATCGAGGCCACCTTCGAGCAGCGCGCCGGCCGGCAGGTTCGCGTCATCAAGTCTGCGGAGTTGTGGGAGGCATCGTTCGTTCCGTTCGGCATGAACCCTGAAGCTGAAGTGCTCAGCGTCAAGTCGGACATCCGGCTTTTCGAGAACGCCCTGCGCGAACGCATGGGTCTCTCGCAGAAGGAGGCGGCGGCAGTCGCTTCGCTCGGCTACTCCGCGCTCCGCCGTGATGGCGGAAGCGAGGCCACGGCGATCGTGGAAGAGCTGAAAGACATTTCAACCCTGTTCACAACCCATTTTGGAGCTACGCCATGAGCGAAGTGAAAGAACTGAAAGACTCCCTGGAGCTGCAACTGAAGACCGGCTTCCAGGGCCTGCAATCCAAGTACGACGCGGTCATGGTCGAAGTGGAGAAGGGCAACACCGTCTCCACCGAGATGAAGAAGGACATCCAGACCCAGAAGGACGAGCTGCAGAAGGTCATCGACCAGGTGCAGGATCTGGAGCAGAAGGGCGTGAAGCTGCGCGGTCTGCCGGGCGAGGGCAAGTCCTTCATCGACCTGGTGAAGGGCGACGACGGCTACAAGTCCCTGCAACAGAAATCCGTGGCCCTGGCCCAGATCGAAGTCACCAAGTCGGACCTGGCTTCCATGAAGGAAACCAAGGTCACCAGCGCCGGCATCGTTGCGCCGAACTATGACCCGGTCATCCAGCCGGGCATCCGCCAGGAGCTGCGCATTCGCGACCTGCTCACCACCGTTCCGGTCTCCGGCCAGCAGTACAGCTACTTCCGCGAACTGCTGCACACCCGCGGCGCGGCACCGGTTGCTGAAGGTGGCACCAAGCCCACCAGCAACGTGACCTTCGAGACCAAGACCGATCGCGTCAAGAAGATCGCGGTCTGGATGCCGGTCACCGATGAGGCGCTGGACGACGTCCCGCAACTGCTCGCCTACCTGCAGGAGCTGCTGCGCTACGACCTGAAACTGGAAGAGGAAGCGCAGATCCTCAAGGGCGACGGCACTGGTGAGAACCTGAATGGCCTGATGACCCAGGCGACCACCTACGACCCGGCCCTGACCAAGGCCGGCGACACCGCCATCGACATCATGCGCCGTGCGATCTACCAGGTGCGCAAGCAGTCGAAGCTGTCGGCCGACGGCCTGGTGATGTCCGAACTGGACTGGATGAACATCGAGCTGCAGAAGGACGGCGAGAACCGTTACCTGTTCGCCAACCTGCAGGGCCTGGTTACCCCGATCCTGTGGGGCCGCCCGGTGATCACCTCCGATAGCGTGGACGAAGGCGATGCCGACACCGGCGGCGAGTTCCTGGTGGCCAACTTCGCGCGCTCTTCGGTGCTGTTCGACCGCATGTCGTTCCTGTTCAAGATGGGCCTGATCAACGATCAGTTCATCAAGAACGAACGCGCGCTGCTGGTCGAGGAGCGTCTGGGCCTCGGTGTGCGCCGCCGCGAAGCGCTGGTGAAGGGCCTGTTCCCGACGGCCTGATCCGTTTCCCATCCACGAAGGCCGGCCACTGCGCCGGCCTTTTCGCATCTGGAGCAAACATGAAGATCAAAGCGAAATGGGGCTTCGTCGGAGATGCCGCGAAGCTGGGCGCCGAGTCGGCCAAGGTGAAGGCCGGCCAGCTGTTCGAGGACGTGGATGATGAGTACGGCCACATCCTGATCGGCAAGGGCCTGGCCGAGGAAGTGACCGAGAAGGCCAAGCCGAAAGAATCCAAGCCGGCGGCACCGAAAGAGGCCAAGTGATGATCATCGACTGGAACGCGCATCCCGAGCTTCTGCCCAGGATCAAGCTGCAGGCCAAGGTCGACAACGACGTCGAGGACGAGCTGATCAAGGGCTATGTCGAGGCGGCGCTGTTCCACGTCGAGCAGCACTGCGATGTCGAACTGGTGGAGGCCGACCCGGTCGAGCCGAATCAGTTGGCGATCGCGCCTGACATCTGGCAGGCGGTCTACCTGCTGGTGGCCCACTGGTATGCGAACCGCGAGGCGGTGGCGCTGGGCACCATCGCTACCAGCATCCCGCTCGGTGTCGAGCGCCTTCTCTGGTACAGGAAGCGATTCTGATGAGAGCCGGCCCACTTCGACACCTTGCGTCGCTCCAGGCGCTGCAGCGTGTTCCTGATGGCGGCGGTGGGTACAGCGAGCACTGGGTGGAGCTTCGGAAGGTCTGGGTGGAAATCACCATGCCGACCGGCCGCACCTCCACTGTGGCCGCCCAACTGCAGGCCGTAGTCAGCGCCGAGATTCGTGCGCGCCCCGCGGATGACCTGATTGCCGGCCGCCGCTTGGTTCACAAGAAAACCTACACCATCGAGGCCGCGCTCGAGGACAACGACAGCGACATGCTGCGTCTGTTGTGCTCGAGCGTCGCCCCCACCCCGAGGTAATCCACATGGTGCTTCGAGCTACCGGGCGCCTTACCGGCGCGGTGAAGGCCGAGAAGGGCGACGACGTCAGCCACCTGCCGGCCAAGACCCTGAACAAGCTGATCGCCCGAGGTCTGGTCTTCGACGATGGCAAGGCCAACCCGCAAACAGTTGAGGCGGAACCCCGCAAGCGCGTCCGCAAGGAGTAAGTCATGGCACGGCGATCGCGCATCAAGGGCGACTTCAAGTTGCGTGGTGTGCTTCGCCGGATCGCCGCGATCGACAAGAGCGACCTGCCCAAGGCGATGGCAGAAGCCGCCGACCTGGTGCTGGCCACGCAGCAGAACCTGATTGCCCGTGACACCGGCGACGGCGCCAACGCGCTCCAGGTGAAGGTCAGCAAGAACGGACTCGACGCCCGGATCGGCATCATCGGTAAGGCCGACAACCGCGAATTCTTCTACCTGAAGTTCATCGAGTACGGGACCAAGGGCTACAGCGGGACGCTCTATCGCCGGCAGGACGCTGATGCGATCGGCGGCGGCCACACCGTCAACCGCGACCGCAGCAAGCTCTCCGGCCGCAACCGGCTGGGGCGCCGTGAGACCGAGAACAAGTCGGACGGCACGCACTTCTTCGGTTACTACCCGGACATTCCGGCACGGCCGGCGCATCCCTGGCTGCGCCCAAGCTGGGACCTGAATCGCGACGACATCCTGGTCATCATCCGCGGCGCCATCAGCAGCACCTTGGCGCGCGCAGCGAAAGGAGCCAGCAGTGGCTGACAACGGATTCCCTCTGCAGCAGGCCGTCTACCAGCGCCTGACCACCGAGCTGAGCGTTCCGGTTTACGACGCTGTGCCGGCCGACACGCCTTACCCCTACGTCACGCTTGATCGCGAGGTGTCGCGCAACACCAGCCCGATCGCGGGCCGCAAGCGAAAGCTGCGCCTGCTGTACCTGAGCGTCTGGAGCGACCACCAAGGGCAGGCCGAGGTGAAGCAGATCCTCGGCCAGATCGAGGACGCCCTGGACGAGCGCCCGTTGGCGCTGTCGGTAGGTCGTGCTGTCTCGGTGCGCCTGGTCGACACGGACACCAACCGCGAGCCTGACGGCCGGACCTATATGGGGTCGGCCACGGTGCGCGTCATCACCACTACCTGAGCACCATCAACCCAACGCCAGTGGAGGACACCATGGCAGAAGACAATCTCAACACGGCTGCCGGCTGCCGCGTGGCCCTCGGCAGCAAAACGCCGGCGGACACCGAAGCCGAGTACAAGGCGGACACTTACGTCGACATCGGCGAGATCGAGGACATCGGCGAGTTCGGCGACACCTTCAGCAATGTGAACTTCACCTCGCTGGCTGACGGTCGGGTGCGCAAGTACAAGGGGACCGCCGATGCCGGCGACTTGACCCTCACCGTCGGCCTGGACAACGGCGACGCCGGCCAGAACGCGGTCAAGGTGGCGCACAAGGACCGCTCCAAGGGCAACTACAACGTCAAGATCACCCTGAACGACGGCGACCCGACTGCCAATCCGGTGATTCTGCCGACCACCTACTACTTCGGCGTGAAGGTGATGAACAACACCGTGGCGCCGGGCAGTGCCGACAACGTGGTGCGCCGCAACATGACCTTCGGCATCAACACCGACATCCTGGAAATCGCTCCGACTCCGGTTGCCGGTCCCTGATCGACGGGGCTCTGCCCCGTCTCCTCTTGCGAGAAACGCCCATGAGTGAAGCCCTGCACGGCACCGTCACGCTGGTGATCGGTGCCCGTACCTACACCCTGCAGCCGACCCTGGAGGCCGCGCTGAAGATCGAATCGCGCTTCGGCGGCCTGCGCCCGGCGATGGAGTCCATGCGCCTGCTGAGCATTGGCGCCTGCGCTGACGTGGTGATCGCTGCCGCCGGCCTGAAGCCGGAGGAGCACACGACCCTCGCCACGCAGGTTTTCGAGACTGGCGTGGTCAAGGTTTCTGCGCAGCTCACCGACTACATCACCGGCCTGCTGAGCCCGGTGCCGCCGAGCATCGCCGAACGGGGAAAGCCCGAGGCGGCCAGCACAGCGCTGTGAGGAATGGCAGTTACGTCGACTACCTGTTCGGCGTGGCCACCGGCTGGCTGGGCTGGCCGCCTGACACTGCATGGCGAACGCCAATCCCTCAGATCCTGATGGCACTGGATGCCCGCCTGGATTGGATGGGCGGCGGCAAGGCTCAGCAGCAGTCTGCGCCGAAACAGAAGGCCAGCGTGGCCGACCGCTTGAAAGCGTTCCTGCGGGGACGGCAGGAACCATAGTGCCGCCTTCGGGCGGTTTTTTTACGCCCGGAGAACACGATGTCCGACCAAGAAGTCCAGGGGATGCTGATCCAGATCGAGGCCACTACGGCTCAACTGCGGCGCGAGCTGACGAGCGCCGATCAGGTCGTCACCACTGTGACCTCAAGTATCGACAGTAGCCTGGCTACCGTCGACTCAGCTTTCAACAATGTGAGCGACTCCGCCTCCAAAGCTGGTGAGCTAATGAGAGGGGCATTTGCAGCGCTGGCAGGGGCTGGTCTGATTGGGAGCATCATTCAGCAGGTTGACGCCTACGGCCAAATGGCTGATCGCTTGGAGATGGCTGCGGGCAGCACCGAGACGTACAACCAGGTACAACAGCATCTGCTGCAGACTGCTCAAGAGACGTATCGGCCGCTGGCCGAGGCTCAGGAGCTGTACATCCGTACGGCAGCTGTTATGCGCTCGCTGGGCTTCGACACGCAGCAGACCCTCGACATCACTGATAGCTTTAGCTTCCTGTTGGTAACCAACGCCGCGTCGGCCGACAAGGCGGGTTCTGCGCTGGACGCATACTCGAAGGCGCTGCAGACCGGGAAGGTTGAGGCCGATGGCTGGGTGTCCATTCAGGATGCGATGCCAACTATCGTCGATGCGATCGCCACAGCTACTGGGAAAAGCGCCGAGGAGATCCGTAAGCTCGGGGTGCAAGGCAAGCTGTCCCTGGAGGACATCAATACTGGTTTGCTGCGCACGGTCGAAGTCAACCGCAAGGCTGCGGCTGATATGTCGACCAGTGTGCAGGACGCACTGGTCAACATTCAGAACTCCGTGACCGACTACCTTGGGAAGATGGAGGAAAGCACCGGGGGCGTTGCTGCGCTTTCAGGTGCACTGATTTCGGTTGCCGATAACTTCTCGACGGTTGCTGCAGTCGCCGGGGGATTGGCTGCCGGAGCTCTGACGCTCTACACCGCCAAGGCTGGATTGGCGGCAGCGGCCTCGTTGAAATCGATGGGGGCCGCCTACCTTGATCGGAAGGCGCGTATCGACCAGGCTAGCGCGGTATATCAGGCCGCTCTGGCAGATCAGCGTAAGGCTGAGACAGCGACGATTCTTGCGGCCCGGGAGGCGGACGCTGCTCGGGGTACTGCGGTTCAAACCCAGATGTCCATTCAGTTGGCCCAGGCGCGCCAGCGTGAAGCCGCAGCTACTGCCGCCACCGCTGCTGCTCAAACGAGTTTGGCGGCGGCGTCGCGGCCGTTGCTGCTTGCTCTGGGCGGCCCGATGGGGCTGGCCCTGCTTGCCGGTACGGCGGCGGCATCGTTCCTGCTGTTGCGCGACAACGCCGACCAGGCGGGCGTCAGCCTGGACGACCTGCACAAGCCGGTGCAGCAGTTGCGAGAGGAGTTCGCCAAGCTCAACCGGGACCAGCGCGAAGCCTCGCTGGTTAAGTGGCAGCAGGAGCAGATCAACGCCACCGATAAGGTCAAGGAAGCCTACGGCACGCTGTCCCAGTCGATCCGCTCGGCGATGGTCACGGCGCCGGCGCGGGACTCCAACGAGCTGTATACCCAGCAGTTGCGCGACTACCAGTCACTGATCGAGCGGCTGAACCAGGCGCGCGCCTCTGGCCAGGATCTGTCGCCGATCCTGAAGGAGGTGGCCGACCGGATGCAGGTACCGGCCGGCACTCTGCAGCAGTGGATCAGCCAGGCCGGCGCGATTGGCGATGCCGATCACCGCTCTGGCCTGATCGCCGAAACCCTGCGCGTGCTGACCGGCGTCACCCAGGAAAACACGGCGGCGACCAACGCCAACAACGCCGCGAAAACCGGCATGAGCAGCGCCGGGCAGACTTACCTGGAGACGCTGCAGAAGCAACTGGGCGGCCTGCAGGACAACAATGACGCGATCAAAGCGGCGAATCGCTTCATTGCCGACAACACCGACCTGACCGACACCGACCGTCAGGCGATCCTCTCGGCCGCGAATGCGGTCGAGGCGCAGAAGAAGGCCAACCAGGCGGCGACGGCGAGCGGTAAGGCGCGCACGAAGTCGCTGCAGGATGAGGTCAAGGCGCTGGATGCGCTGATCGACAAGGCGCTGCCGGAGAAGAAGCGCCTGGAGGATCTGGCCGAGGGCGTGGAGAAGCTGCGCAAGGCTCAGGCCGCCGGCAAGATCACCAGCGCCGAGATGGAGCTCGGCATCAAGAACCTGAACGAGGCCTATGCCGACGGTTCGATCCAGAAGCGCATCCAGCAGGAGCAGAAGCTGGTGGAGCAGCGGCGCAACAGCGCCGATGCCTACCGGAAGGCGATGGAGGTGGTGCTGCAGGCGCGTCAGGATGCGATCAACTCCGACGTGGCCGGCATCGGCCTCGGGGACGATGAGCGCGACCAGGCGCAGCGGCTGGACGCCGTGCGGAAGAAGTACGCCGACCTTCGGCGCGAACTGGAGGCCCAGCAGGAGGACGCCAGCCGGCGCCTGGGGCCGGCGGCCTACGAGCAGCGGCTGGCGGATCTCGCCGACTTCCAGGCCCGCGAGCTGCAGATGGAAGTCGACGGCTACGGTGCACGGCTCGATGCGCAGCGCGACTACCGCAACGGCGCCCGCCGGGCGTGGCAGAACATCCAGGCTGACGCGGCGGACGTCGCATCGGCCACCGATGACATGCTCACCACGGGTTTCAACACCGCGAGCAATGCCCTGGCCGACTTCGCCACGACTGGCAAATTCAAATTCCGCGACTTCGCCAGCAGTGTCATCAACGACATGGCACGGATCGCCAGTCAGCAGGCTGCAACTGGTCTGCTCAGCGGGGTCATTGGCGCGGGCATCTCCGCGTACAGCGGCTGGGCGGGCGGATCGTCCGCGGCCGGCGCTTCGGCTTCCGGCTACACCGGCAGCGCGTACTCGAACTGGGCAGCTGCTCAGGCCGACGGCGGTGCCTGGGCCAATGGCGTGCAGTTCTTCGCCAACGGTGCGGCCTTCACGAACTCGATCGTCAGCCGTCCTACCGCCTTCGGCATGGCGGGCGGGCGCACGGGAGTCATGGGCGAGGCTGGGCCAGAAGCGATCCTGCCCCTGGCCCGCGGCGCCGACGGTTCGTTGGGTGTGCGCTCGGTAGGTGGCGGAGGTGGTACCGCGCTGCAGGTCAACGCACCGGTCGCGGTCACCGTCGAGGACCGCAGTTCGGAAGGCATGGAGCTGGACCAGCAGGCACTGCAGCAGAACATGCAGCTGCAGATGAAGGCAGCCGCAGAGCGAGCTGTCGCTGATTCGTGGCGCCCTGGCGGCGTCAGCTACCGCAACGCGGCCGGGAGGGGCTGATGGCAATCGAGACTTTTTCCTGGGTGCCCGATGACGAGGCTGATGTCGACGGCACCCTGCGCACGCGAACATCGCAATTCGGCGATGGGTATGCGCAGGAGTCCGGTGATGGGATCAACGGCGAGAGCCAGAGCTGGTCCCTGACCTTCGGCGGCCTACCTGATGAGGTAGGCCCAATCCTCGACTTCATTCGCCGGCACAAGGGCTATCGGTCCTTCTTGTGGACTCCGCCGGGCGGTGAGCTGGGCATGTACAAGTGCAAGGCCTACCGCAAGCAGCGGCGCCCCGGCGCCATTGAGGTCCTGTCGCTCACCTTTGACCAGGCGTTCCACCCATGAGCCTCATCCTGCAGCTCCAGAAGCTGGAGCCAGGTTCCGAGATCATGCTGTTCGAGCTGGACGGCAGCGAGTTCGGCGCCGACGTGTTGCGCTTCCACGGTCACGCAATCCCGCACACTCCGCAGGAGCTGGCAGCCGCCGGCGCCAACGCGGATCAGCTGCCCGCGAAGTCGATCTGGTGGCAGGGGCAGGAGTACGCCGCCTGGCCCGTGCAGATCAGCGGCATCGAGGCGAACGGCGATGGCACTGCTGTGCGGCCCAAGTTCTCGGGGGGCAACGTCAGCGGGCGACTGACGGCGCTCTGCCTCGCCTTCGATGACTTGGCCAACTTCCAGCTGACGATCCGCGAGACCCTTGCCGAGTTCCTGGACGCGGAGAACTTCCCGGCCGGCAACCCGGAGGCGGACCCGACCCAGGAATCGATCAGCGTCTGGTACTTCGACCAGAAGACCGGCGAGGACAACCAGGTGGTTGAGTGGGAGCTGGCCAGCCCTGGCGATGTCGGCAACGAAGCCGTCGGCCGGCAGATGACCACGCTGTGCCACTGGTGCATGACCGGCGGCTATCGCGGCCCCGACTGCGGCTACACCGGCCCGTATTTCGACATCGACGACAACCCGACCGATGACCCGGCGAAGGACCAGTGCGCTGGCCTTTATCGGTCCTGCAATGCGCGTTGGGGGCAGGGCAACCAGTTGCCCTTCGGCGGCTTCCCTGCCGTGTCCCTGATCGCCCGGAGTTGACCATGCGATATGAACTCACCATTAACGAGCTCTACAACAATACCCCCGCAGGTCTGGCTGCTGGATCGGTAACCATCAGGTTCACAGCATCCGGCGCCGAGGTAGGGCGCAAATATCTCCACGGCAAGACCACTAGCGACTATCGGGTGATGGGCGATCTGCCGGAGGGCGGCGCAGTGGCTGAGGCCATCCGGCAGGTGGGGAGAGTCAAGTTCGCTTGGCGGGAGGTTCCTGGAAGTGCGTAAGCAGATCCTGAGCGCCATCCAAGCGCACGCGGCAGAGGAGTATCCGCGCGAGGCCTGCGGCGTGCTCGTCGGCGCGGGCAAGTCGCAGCAGTACGTTCGCTGCCGGAACACGGCCAGCCAGCCGCAAGAAGAGTTCCGCATGCACCCAGAGGATTACGCCGCGGCGGAAGACCTGGGCGAGGTGGTGGCCATCGTCCACAGCCACCCGGACGCGACGAGCAGGCCGTCGCCGCACGACATTGCTATGTGCGAGGCATCCGGCCTGCCGTGGCACATCCTCAGTTGGCCGGAAGGCGACTTGCGGACTATCGCTCCTGCGGGCCACGTCCCGCTGCTGGGCCGGCCGTTTGTCCATGGCGCCTGGGATTGCTGGCAGGTCTGCGCCGACTGGTACCAGCGTGAGTGGGGGCTAGAGTTCGAGCGCTTCGAGCGAGAGGACGGCTGGTGGGAACTGGCCGACGGGCCGAGCCTCTATGAAGAGCAGTTCGAGGCGGCGGGCTTCTACCAGGTCGACACGCCCCGGCGCGGGGACATGATCGTCATGGCGGTGGGCAAGACGGCGCATCCGAACCATGCCGGCATCTACCTCGGCGCCGACGGCGCGCTGCCGGGGGAACCCAGTAAGGTATTCGGCGCAGGGCCGTTCCTGCTGCATCACCTGTTCGGCAAGCCCAGTGAGGTCATCGTCTACGGTGGGAACTGGCACGAACGGGCGCGGCTGATCCTTCGGCATGCCTCCGTGCTACAGTTTGGCGATTATGGAGTGGAGGGTTCGTCAGGATGATTCTGGCTGTTATTGCTATTAGTTTGGTTTTGATTGTGCCGGTTTTTTTGTACTGCTCGGTGCAGGCGCACGCGCGGGACGGGGAGCGGAAGATTGCAAATGCCCTTGTGGCGCTTTTGTTCTTGCTGTGCATTCCGTGGGGTTGGTATTTCCTCTCATACAATAGCGCCGAAAATATAAATAAACGCAATCTACAGGCCGAGCGTGCTGCTTGCATGAATTCGACTATGGCTTTTGTAATGTCTCAGGGGTTTGTCAGGCAGCGCTTGAAGTCGCCTGGGACGGCTGAATTTCCTATGATCACAAGCCCAGGTGTGCGCGTCGAGTACCTGCCTCAAGAGGCGGGTTGTAAGCATGCGGTTCTCGCGTATGTAGATGCCCAGAATAGTTTCGGTGGCACAGTTAGAAATAGATACTCTGTAATCATGGAAAGAGTTAGTAGCGATGTGTGGCGCGCACATGATCTGAAAATTCAGTAGTTTTATAGTTAGTCAAAACCCGCTGAGGCGGGTTTTTTATTGCCCGGAGGAAGCATGCCAACTGTGCATCAAGCAACCATCATCAAGCTGTCTGGCCCGCTCATTCGCGAGTTCGGCCGTGAGCACCGTCGCTTGCTCGACACTGGAACTGTGCAAGAGGCATTCAGTGCCTTGCGGAATACGTTGCCGGGATTCAAGGAAGCCATTCAGCGCCTGGATCGACTGGGCATGCGTTTCGCCATCTTTCGCAACCGCAAGAGCATCGGCGAGGCGGACCTCGGCGCCGGCGGGGTGCGTGAGGTACGGATTGTTCCGGTGATCTCAGGCAGCAAGCGTGCCGGTGTGCTGCAGGCAGTCCTCGGCGTCGTTCTGATTGTCGCGGGGTACTTTGCCAAAAGCCCTAACCTCATGATCGCGGGCGCCGGCATGGCGCTTGGCGGTGCTGCGCAAATGCTCAGCCCCCAAGCCAAGGGCCTAAGCCAGTCGGCCGCCCCTGAGAACCTGCCCAGCTACGCCTTCGGCAGCGCGAAGAACACCACCGCCAGCGGCAACCCCGTGCCGTATTGCTGTGGGAAACGCCGCTGGGGCGGCGCGATCATCAGCGCCTCGATCTACGCCGAAGACAAGACCTGACCCGACCATTCGAGACGAGCCGCCGCGAGGCGGTTTTTTTATGCCTGGAGAAAAGCATGGGCTTCGACGTTCAACAGCACCTCAGCGGCCGTAAGGGCGGCAGCAGCAAGCCCAAGCAACCGTCGATCGCGCGCGACAGCCTGCAGTCGGTGGCCACCGCGAAGCTACTGCTGGCAGTGGGAGAGGGCGAGTTTGCCGAGGGACCGAGCGACCAGGACATCTACCTGGACAACACCCCGCTGATGGACGCCAGCGGCAACGTCAACTTCCCCAACGTGAAGTGGGAATGGCGCAGCGGCAGTGTCGATCAGGACTACATCCCCGGCATCCCCTCGGTGGAGAACGAGACCACGGTGAACGTGGAGCTGCGCAGCGACACCCCGTGGGTGCGCTCCGTGACCAACACTCAACTGTCCGCCGTGCGCCTGCGCTTTGCCTGGCCGGCCCTGCAGAAGCAGGAGACCAGCGGGGACGTGAAGGGCTACCGGATCGAGTACGCGGTGGACGTGAGCACCGACGGCGGCGCTTACCAGCAGGTGCTGCTGGATGCGGTCGATGGCAAGACCACCAGCCGCTACGAGCGCAGCCAGCGGATCGACCTGCCGGCGTCGACGTCCGGCTGGCAGGTGCGCGTGCGACGGATCACGCCGAACCAGAACAGCAGCTTGATCGCCGACACCATGCTGATCGCCGGCATGACCGAGGTGATCGATGCGAAGCTGCGGTACCCGAATACGGCGCTGCTCTACATCGAGTTCAGCGCGGAGCAGTTCAGCAACATCCCGGCCGTCACTGTCGAGTGCAAGGCCCGGAAGGTCCAGGTGCCGACCACCTACGACCCGGAAGCGCGCACCTATACCGGCGTGTGGGATGGCAGCTTCAAGAGCGCCTGGACCAACAACCCGGCGTGGATCACCTACGACATCAGCACCAACGCCCGCTTCGGCCTGGGCAAGCGGATCAAGCCCTGGATGGTGGACAAGTGGGAGCTGTACAAGATCGCCCAGTACTGCGACCAGCTGGTGCCGGACGGCAAGGGCGGCCAGGAGCCACGCTTCCTCTGTGACCTCAACCTGCAGTCGCGCGCCCAGGCGTGGACCCTGCTGCGGGACATCGCCGCGATCTACCGGGGTATGAGCTACTGGGCGCAGGGGCAACTGGTGTCTCAGGCCGACATGCCGCGCACCGCCGACTTCGACTACGTGTTCACCCGGGCAAACGTCATCGACGGGAAGATGACCTACGGCGCCGCCTCGGCGCGCACCAGGTACAGCCGTGCCCTGGTCAGCTACGACAACCCTGCGAACAACTACGACACCGACGTGACGGGCTATTCCGATGCGCCGCTGCTGCGCCGGTATGGCGATAACCCGGTGGAGCTGTCGGCAATTGGCTGCACGCGCGAGAGCGAGGCGCAGCGCCGGGGTAAGTGGGTGGTACTCACCAGCGTGCAGGACCGAACCATCACCTTCGCCACCGGCATGGAAGGGCGGATTCCGCTGCCGGGATACATCATCCCGGTGGCCGACTCGCTGCTGGCCGGCCGCGAGATCGGCGGGCGGATCTCCGCTGTGGCGGGGCGCGTGGTGACGCTCGATCGCGTCACCCAGGCCAAGGTCGGTGATCGCCTGATCATCAACCTGCCGAGCGGGCGAGCCGAGGGGCGCACCGTGCAGTCGGTCAACGGCAAGGCTGTGACCGTCACCACGGCCTACTCGGAGACGCCCGAGCCGGAACTGTGCTGGGCGCTCGACGCCGATGACCTGGCAGTCCAGCTCTATCGGGTGATGAGCACCAAGCGCGACGACAACGGGCAATGGACCATCAACGGCCTGCAGTACGAGCCGAGCAAGTTCGACTACATCGACACTGGCGCGCGGCTGGAAGAACGCCCGATCAGCGTCATCCCGGTCACCACCGTGCAGCCGCCTGCCACCGTCACGCTTTCGTCGCGCTGGGCAATCGACCAGGGGCTGGCGGTGAGCACCATGGCGATTACCTGGCCGGCAGTGGAGGGCGCCGTCGCCTACGACGTGGAGTGGAAGAAGGACAGCGGCAACTGGATTCGTCTGCCTCGCCAGGGCACGACCAGCGTCGACGTGACCGGTATCTACGCCGGGGCCTACCTGGCGCGCGTGCGCGCGGTCAGCGCGTTCGAGATCACCTCGATCTGGCGCACCTCGATCCTTACCAATTTGACCGGCAAGGACGGGGTGCCGCCGGTGCTGGCCTACCTGCACACCACCTCGGGGCCATGGAAGATCCAACTCGACTGGGGCTTCCTGGCCGGCGCGGAAGACACGGCGTTTATCGAGCTGCAGCAGTCGACCACGCCGGGTGGCAGTGAGCAGACAGCGACCGCGCTGGGCCTGTTCGCCTATCCGACGGACACGCACACGGTCATGCCGATGCCCGCCGGCGCGCGTCTTGCCTTCCGTGGGCGCCTGATCGATCGCACCGGCAACGTGGGGGCCTGGTCGGCCTGGGTGGATGGCATCACCTCTACGGACGCCACCGAGTACAACGAGCTGATCACGAAGGAGTACGTGGAGTCGGCACTAGGCCAGGAGTTCTTCGACAACATCGAGGAGATCCAGACCAACCTCGACGAGCTGATGGAGCAGTACTTCGACCCGGCCGTTGCCTACTCGAAGGGGCAGATCGTTCGGCAGGATGGCCGCCTGTATCAGGCGCTGCAGAACGTGCCAGCCGGCAACCCGCCACCGAACCCGGTTTACTGGGGCGACGTCGGGCAGATCGTCGAGACGGCCAACGGACTGGCCATCCAGGTGCAGGAGAACACCGCCGACATCCAGGAGCTGGACGGCAGGGTCACTGCCAGCGCGAGCCAGATGGATGTGCTCATGGCTGCCTACCGTGACGACAATGGAGAGGGCGAGCTGCAGGACGCCCTGCGCGGCGCCGAGTCAACGGCTCAGATCGTCCGGGAAAGCCAGGTGCGCGCCACCGAGAGCCAGGCCATGGCGCGCTCGGTGGAGCAGGTGTCTGCTGCAACGTCGGCGAACTCCGGAACCATTCAGCAGGTGTCGCAGGTGGTCGCCGACGTGAATTCCGGCGTACAGGCGATGTGGAGCGTGAAGCTGAACGTCTCCCAGGGCGGCCAGCAATACGCCGCTGGCTTCCAGCTCGGCTTCGATGGTGGCACCACCACGACCACGATGGCCTTCCAGGCCGACCGGTTCCTGTTCTTCAACAGCTCCAGCGGCCAGGCCGTGGCGCCGGTCTCGATCGTCGGCGGCCAGATGTTCATCAACAGCGCCATGATCCAGGACGCCAGCATCACCAACGCCAAGATCGGTGACGTTATCCAGTCGAATGCACTTGGCAGCAACGGCCAGCCGCTGTGGCAGCTGAACAAGGCGGGCTCCTTCCTGCTGAACAGCGCAGGAGGAGGAGGCCGAATGCAGATGACGGCCGAGGCGATGAAAGTGTTTGACGGCAACGGCGTGCGCCGCGTGCAGCTCGGGAATCTCGACGCATGAGTTACGGACTGCAGGTGTTCGACGGCGGGGGCGGGCTGATATTCGACAGTAACTCGCTGACGTGCCGCATGGTGTACCGCGTGGCGTTTCAGACGTCCGCCAGCCAGCAGAGCATCGTGATTCCTGGGTTTGATGCAGCGAGGGGGGTGGTCTGGCTGGATACCACCTGGTCGGGCAGTTCCACCACTTTTGCGCAGCGCTTCACGGTGTCCGGCAACACGGTGACGATCCTTGGCAGCTACTTCAACGTCAACCAAATCGACTATCTGAACGCGGTGATGTTCTCATGAGCTACGGCGCACTCTTTATTGGCAACGCCGGCCAGGTGCAGATCGACGACAACTATCCCTGCTACATGGAAATGGCAGTTGGGAGCTACGACGGCTCTAGCGGAACGGTGACAGTCAACTATCCGGCCCCCGTGAACAGCCCCAATCCGCCGGCGATCTTCATCCGGCCGGATGGTGCCCATATCTTGCGGTACATGCGTCACCTGGGCGGCGCGGGCGCCTGGACGGGATGGACTGCCACTGTTTACACCGACAGCGGTTTTACAGGGATTGTCCGGACTGGCCAATACAAGGCAGCGGCGCTCTACCTGCCGCGGACTGGCGGGTATGGGCTGCAGGTATTCGACTCAAGCAACCGCCTGCTCTTCGACAGCAATCGTCGGGTGGTCACGATCCTGGCTGGTGCGCAGACTTGGTCGAAGGTCGGTTACAACGGCAACTACCAAAGCAACTGGACGACCGACACATGGGGGAACGCTTACGTGGCCGGCTCATATGTGATGGCCAGCCACTTCATGGCCGGATTCGTGGCGCCGCCGAACTCCGCTGAAATCGGTATCGGCTTCCTGAACGGCACCGCCAAAACTCAGATCAACGTCTTCGCCATGCGTGTGGGGCGTGGTCTGGCTGAAATCACGACCTTCAACTGGCCACTGGTCATGGTGAATTGAGGAGGGGACATGCCCTGGTATTCCGCTGGCACCGTTGCGGTGACCAACAACAGCCCGACCGTAACTGGCACCGGCACCACCTTTGCTGCCAACGCGCGTGTTGGAGATGCCTTCCGCGGACCTGATGGTCTCTGGTACGAGGTCACGAACGTGGCGAGTGCCACGGTGATCTCGATCAAGCCAAACTACCAGGGAGCAAACAGCGCAGCCGGCAGCTACGCGATCGCGCCGATGCAGGGTTACGTGAAGGATTCCGCCGACGCCCTACGTGGCTTTGTGAACCAGTACGGCACCTTGTTGGCAAGCATCGGCCCTTGGTCCACTGCTGCGTCTCCCGCCGACGCCCGTATTGCCCTCGGGTTGGGGCCTATAGCAACCTGGCAGTCAGGCCAGGCGCTATCTCTGCCAGGGAGCGGGGTGCGTTTGCAGGCGGATTTTAGCAGCGCTTCGCTGGCAAACCGCATGATGCTTCAGACCTCGACAGCCAATGCGCTGACTGCCGTTGGTGTCCTTCCCAATGGAACGGCGCGGGTTTCGTTGTACAACGTCTTCAACGGCAGCGACCCTGCCAACGCTAGCTATGGGCAGCTATACGTCGACAGCGATGCAGTGCGACTGGTCTCGGGCGCGAGCGGTGCAGGAGCAAACCTGCCTCTTTCTCTCTACACCGCTGGAGTCGAGCGCGTGCGACTACAGACGTCGAGCAATGGCGTCATCAACTTTTTCCAGAATGCGAGCAACAACCCGATTTCGGAGAGGTTGCCGGGGGTCATGCTTAATCAGACCTTCGGGGTGTATGCCTATTCCAATAACAGCGCGCTGAACGTGGGAACCGGCGGCAACAATCTTCTCGGGTTCTATTACAACGGGCTGAATGCGGTTGGCACCATCACCACCAACGGGACTTCCACCGCCTATAACACCAGCTCTGACTACCGGCTCAAGCAGGAGATTCAGGACGCCGACGCAGATGCCGCATGGCGCAATCTGGATGGCTACCGAATCAGAAGCTATGCGTACAAGACTGATCCCGGCCACCGGATTCGTTTCGGCGGGATCGCCCACGAGTTGGCCGAAGTCAACCCAGACATGGTGACCGGCGAAAAGGACGCCGCTGTCGGCATCGGCACCCTTTATGAAGTGCGCTCGATCGGCATCATTCTCGGCGACGACAACAGGGTGCTTGCCCATGACGTAGAAGAGCCCCCCGAAGGCCGCTGGATTGAGACGGGGACTCATGAATTCGTCGCTGCAACTGACGTGGAGGAACCCGACGAGATCAGCTCAAAGCAGCGCTGGGTGAAAACCGAAGAGCGTATGCAGATCCAGGGCGTCGATTGGTCGAAGCTGGTTCCGGAACTTGTTCTTAATCTGCAGACAGCGAAGCGGATGATTCAGGATCTTCGATCGGAGCTGGATGAGGTCCGGCAAAAAATCTCTGCGTGAAATCTCTGCGCCACCATCAACCCGCCATCTGGCGGTTTTTTTATGTCTGGAGAAACCATGGACCTTCGTACCCTGCGCCGCTCGATCATCGAGCCGGCGCTGTTGCTGCTGCCTGCGAAAATGGAAAGCCCGCAGGCCGTTGCCATGCTGCTGGCGATCACGCGCCAGGAAGATCCTGAGCAACGCCGCCGGCAGTGGCCAACAGGCCCGGCTCGTTCGCTCTGGCAGGCGGAGCAGGGCGGCGGCATGGTCACCGGCCTTCTGCGCTACCGCGTCGAGAGCATTCGTGAGCTGGCCACCGGCTTGTGCGTCGTCCGCGGCGTTGCCCCGGCCGCCGCTGACGTGTGGGAAGCCATCGAGCACGACGACATCCTGGCCGCCGGCCTCGCGCGCCTGCTGCTGTACACCGACCCGGCGCGTCTGCCGGAGCTCGGTGACGAGGCGGGCGCCTGGGATCTGTACCTCAGGACCTGGCGCCCTGGCGCCTATGACAAGGGGACACCTGCCAAGCGAGCCGAGCTGAGGAAGAAGTGGGCGGCGGGCTACTCCGCGGCCCTGGAGGCGGTCCAGTGACCGGCTGGTGGAAGGCTGCAGCGCTGGCGCTCGCCGCCGCGCTGCTGATCGGGATCGGCGCCGCCGGTGGGATGTGGCTCAGTTCTGAGCGATACGAGCCGCAGCTCCAGGACACGGGCGCCAAGCTGGCGACCTGCACTGCGGCGCGCGAAAACGTGCTGGCGCTGGTCACCGAGCAGGGTGCCAAGCTGGGCGAGCTGGCGAACCAGGCAGAACAACGACAGGCCAAGGCGGCTCAGGCCGTCGCCGATGCGCAGCAGCAGGCTGGCCAGCACTACGCCGCCGCCCAGCGGCTGCAGCAGGAGCGCGCCGAGGGAGACCCGGCCGCGGTGGCCGAGGCGTTGATCGACAAGGAGTTGGGGTTATGAAGTGGCTTCTGGTGTTGGTGGTCGCGCTGGCGGGATGCGCCGGCCAGGTCGAGCCTGAGCCGCGCACGGTGCGCGTGGAGGTGCCGGTTGCAGTCCCGTGCCGGGCGCCGGCGGTGCAGGAACCGACCTGGGCCACGGCGAGCCTGCAGAAAGGCGACAGCCTACAGGTCAAGGTGCGCGCCTTGCTGGCCGAGTTGGAGCAGCGGATCGGGTACGAGAAGAAGCTGGAGGCCGCAGTTCAGGTCTGCCAATAA